CTCGCGTAATTGAATTCCGGCCTTACAAAGTTTTGCCATTACTTACCGAGTTTAAGTCCTTGAGGAATTGGCTTTGAATATTCCCATTTGGCGATGTATGCGCCTTCGCCGTCTGAGTCATCTTGTAAAACAATTCCCAAATCTATGAACGAATCTGTCGGCTGAATTTCTGGATAAGCCTCGATAATCTTTTCCCAAAGTTCCATTTTACGCTCCTAAATAATCTGCGCCGAAGAACAATCTGTCAGTGCCGCCGCCAAGAGCTAGTGTTCCGCCACTGTCTTGATAACCTTGAAGTTCTACATAATCTCCATCAGCTAGATTTATTGTCGATGCGATAAATTGACCGGTTCTATGTGTTGAATTACCAAATGCTTGTGTAAAATTAACGATTGTGCCATTTTTATATAGCGCAATCTGCCTTTGCCCTGTCGCGTTATTAGCCCATTGAATTGATCCATAGACGCGGTAATAACCGCCTTTACCTGTTGGAACGGTGATTCGGCTGGTATTTGAGCTCGTGCTGTGAAAACCGTCGGTGTCAAATGCTTCTGAATCAAAAGTGACCGCCGTAAATGTATTATTACTAACGTTAAAATCTCCAGTGTTGCCCAAACGGCAACCAGCATAAGTCGAACCACCAGCCGCAGTTGCCCATTTCAACCCAGTCGCGGTGGTTGAATCAGCGGTCAAGACTTGTCCATTAGTTCCGACTGCTAATCTTGAAACTGTGTCTGCCGCGGTAGCCGCAATCAAATCACCCTTCGCATCAACAATCGACTTAGCAATTGCCCCATCGGCTAAATCATAAGCAGATTTAACGCTAGCTGGCACCGCCGCTGTTGTTGTTGAAGTGCTGGAAGTCGAGTTTTCTAATTGAACGGCTCCCTTTTGTGCCGTTGTGCCATCTTGGATCGAAATTGTTACCGCGCCGGATGTTCCTCCGCCAGTAATTGGGGAACTGACATTGACTGCGGTTATATCTCCTTGGTCATTAGCAATCCAAGTGAAATCCATATCTGTATTTGAAGTCTTGGCCAATATCTGACCGGTTGTGCCACCCTTCAAATCAACGAGCGACGCATCGATAGCGTTGCCGAGGGTTCGCATAGCGAGAGCCCCATCTTTGACTAAATCGGTATCGTCGGGCGTTTCCCAACCAAAGTTCGTTGTCGTTGCCATTAGCTGATGACTCCTATCGCGTCTTGCCATTCTAGCGTATTAAGGATGCTATTCCAGCTTTCCGCGCCCGAGACTTGGTTCCATCGTTGCGCGACTGCTGAAAATTCTGTGGGTGTTGCGTTGAGGGTAATGGACAGTCCCGAGACCGAGGCCCTAAAGGTCCAGCCTTCAACGTATCCCGTGAATTCGCCGCCTAGCATTTGAGGCGGAAGGTTAGTGATTCTAACCGGTTGCCCCATAAATACGTTCAAAAGGGCATCGCGGTCGGCGTCATCAATCTCAGGGGATTGAAGCGGAAAGGTTATGGACTGAAATTGGTAACGCGGATAAGCTCGAAGCTGAATCAGTCTGTCGGCCATTTCTTCGACGTCTGCGGCATTTTTGACATAACTGGCAAATTGTTCGGCATAAAGACCATAAGTGCCTTGTGAAGTCAAATCTTGTGAAATGTATTGATTATTGAAATTATTGCCATAATCAATCGAAATCTTATTGGCCAAATCGCCTTGGCGCTGGACAATGCCGATTCCCGCGCCGATGGCGTGGCTGGCGTCTAATTCAGTATATCCATTGGCCACTAAATAATCTTGTCGGTGGCTAGCGTCAGCGTAGCCAATAAGCCCATTTGCGTCTTCATAAAGGTAGCCAAGAGCTGAGGAAGCAATTTGATTGGCAACAACGGAAATGACTTGATCGTCAATTTGTCGGCTGACCATCGTATATTCGCCAGCATCAATTTGACCAAGTCCAATATTTGAAGCATTGGCCCAAGTTTCGGTCGCGTTATATGTTGCCCAAGTTTCGGCTGGCGGAAGTTCATTCCAATTGTTGAGCAATAAATCATCCAATAAATCTAAAATCTGGGCTCCGTCTAAACCTTCGGCAAGGTTGCCATCAAATAAGGCCCTTTGAAGTCTAATTAGGGCTCCGACAGCGACAATGTTGATTGTTGTTACTGCGGCCTTATTACCTGCGCTTCTTACAATTTGACGAAGATCTGAAATCCTGCCCCCAAATATCGCCACCCAATCGCCCGAAGAATCTTTGACTTCGATTGTAATAGCCGTATTGACGGAGAAGTTATAAACGGCGTTGTTAGTATTGATAAGTTCTAGAGAGCAATAACCAGCCGGAGTGGGAGCATTGACGTCGGTTCTTCCGGAAGTAATTGAAAGATTGGCAAGAGTTACTGACGTAACGTCGTTGCCATTAGTCTTGATTCGCCATTCGGGAGTCCAAGCCGTCATAGGATTTGAGCCGTATCTCGTATGCCTCCGCCGCCGCCAGTTCCTCTATTTGTTGAGTTATTCAGTGCCAAGACCACTGCGCGAGTAAAGCCTTCTTCATCGATAACGCTTGGAGCATTGACGTTGATGATGACGTTGTCTCGTTCTTCGCCAGCTCTTACTCCTGCGACATTGAAATTAGATGGGATTGCGTTACCGCTTGGGATTGAAAGTGGAGTAATTGTTGGAATGATTGGCGTTGGAGTTATTGTGCCAGTTGATCCGCCGGTCGTTCCGCCGCCTGTAATAGTGCCGCCAGTAATGGGAGGCGGTGTGATTGTGATTCCTCCACCAGTCGCGGTTCCGCCAAATGGTAACCCACCCGGAGCGACTGTGTTAGAGCCTGTGCCACCAGATGCGCCAAAATTGACTCGACCGATTGTCGGAGTATCTGGGCCAGTCGTAAGTGCGTTCTTTGCTCTAATGAGCGCATTGATTCCAGCAATAGCGGCGTTGATGATTGGCTCAAGAGCGCGCAGAGCAATAGATACGGCTTGGACAATACCGCTAGCAACTTTGCTCAGACCCGAGATTGCGTTGCCAAGAGTGAAGGTGATGAATGGGACTAAGAAGTCTTTGGCGAAATTGTAAAGTCCGCGAATAGCTTCCTCATTATCTTTGAAGGCTTTGATGACTGGATCAATAGCCGCTTCTTTGAATTCTTTGAGTTTAGGGATAGCGGTCGTTGTGATGAATGTTAGGAACTTCTCAATCAATGGCAGAAGGGCAGTTCCAAGGGTTTCCTTGGCTTCATCGAAAGCAACTCGTACTCTAGCGATTTTGCCTTGGAAGGTGTCGGCTTGAGTTGCCGCCGCGCCTCCGAAAGTTGCGCTGAGTTGGCTGATTGCGCCTTCAAGTCCAAGAGTCTTTATTTCAGCGGCAGATAGACCAACACCTAAACGAGTGAGGGAGCCAGTATTGCCTTCATATGCTTTACCTAGCGCGTTCGATACTGTCTCAACGTCTTTGCCAGTAGCGGCGGAAATATCAAGGGCTAAAGTCAATAAATCTTGCGACTTAGTTAGGTCGCCAGTTGCGATGGCGAGTCGTTGATAGGCAGGGCGAAGCTGATCGTCGGCGACTCCGGTAGCGAGAGAAGTCTTTAGGATTTGCTTTTCAATAGCGGCAATTTGAACGTCGGTCGCATCGGTGACATTCTTGAGCGCATTTGCTAAACGTTGCTGGGCGGCTTCGTCTTCGATTGCGGCCTTGACTCCATCGACTGCCAACTTGACAGCGTACGCGCCAGCAGCGGCGGCAGCCGCGACAAAAGCCGCTTTTGCGGCGGCACTAAACTTTTCTAATTTACTGCCAAACCCTTCAATTTCTTTGTCGCCTTGAGCCAATCCTTTTTTTAGGTCGTCAATGTCGGCAAGAATAGAAAGTTTTAGCGTACGATTTCCGGCCATTACTTATCCCATTCCCTTACCACTTTTGAAAATGCTTCTTCCCATTTTTTTATAATTTCCGGCTGAATACGTCTAAGGGTTGGCCAAATAAAATAACCAGTATTTCCGCGTAATCCAAATTTAGGCGTTCTCGGTAAAAAGTGTTTTTGCTTACGAGCTCCAAATTCGACACCTGCTAAAATTCCCTTTGTCGGAATACTGCCTTCTCGAAGTTGAGACGTCGCTCCGCCCGAAAATTTGATTGAAGCAAAGCCAATGCCAAATTCACCAACCACCGAACTTTTACTTATTCGGATTCCATCAGCTATACGCGTAGCTTGTTTTGGCCGAGGATAGCGGCGAGCTTCTGATTGTATTTCTTTGACAGCATATTCAGTCAAGGCACTTGTTACTTCTCGCGCCTGATCCTTTGCTTCTTCTCCCATTTTTCTAATTACGGAAGAAATGCGGCGTAATTCTTTTGTGTCATATTGAATGACGCGTTGAGAACTATCTACCACCATTCCGCTCCTTCAATATTTCAATCGCCGTTAGGACTTGGTCGATGTCAGTCCATTCGCTCATCGGTATTCCGGTTGCTATCGCTATCTCAACGATAAGGCGATTTATGCTTCCGGACTCGTAGCTTTTGGGCTTTCATCTCCAATCGTCATTTCTTCTACCGATAACTCCCAGATTTCCTGAGACTTAGTCGGTTTTCCTGCCGCTTCGCGCTTGTAAGCAAAGTAAGCCAGATCGAGGAAGTCCGCTTGCTGATACGCCGAAATATCCTTCATCGAATAAATCGACTTACCGGTCTTGCGCTCCCACTTAGCCCATTCGGGTAAGCCAGCGACGTAAGTGACTTCCTCGCCGTTCGTATATGTAATTTTGATGTTTAGTTTCATAGCTCCCGATTCCTATTCTTAGCTGAAGGTTTCTGTTACTTCACCCTTTGAAACTTTGAAGGTGAAGGAAACTGTCTGTGCGTCGATTCCTGATCCGCCAGCAGTTGGGAACTCTGGAAGGATTGGGAATGAGAATACTGCGCCTGTGGCGGCAGTTAGGCTGACTGTGATGGTTGTGTCTGGCGCGGATTCTGCCGCAGTCCATAGAGCCTCACATACTGAGTTTGCCTTCCCCCAGTCGGCGAGCATATCGAGCTGGAAGGTTCCTTCGATATTGACTGTCTTGTAAGCCTCGCCGTCGAGTGTCTGATACGTCTCGCGAACGTTGGTCTTTGTCAAGACTGCGTTAGTCGCTTGGGCTTCAATATCTGTTCCACCTGTGAAAGATAGCGAAACGTCGCGACCAGTAATGACTACTGTTGCCACTTTTTCTCCTTAGTTAGTCTGTGTGTAATAGGTGGAAACGCGAATATCTGCGACCAATAAATTGACCGCACCCACTTGCGTAACCGAAGGCCGTTCGACTGGGCCGACTGTGTAGCCGTCCGGTATAACTGCCAAAACTGAGATGATGAGTTGCTCGAGATTATCGAGAGAAGCAGGATTAGAAAGATAGGCGACTCCGCAAGTGATGGTCATATTGATCTTGGCGTGAATGGTTGAGTCGTTGATTGTGTTGAGTTCTAGGTAAGGCGAATCTGGGACAAGAATAACCGCTGGCACTTGAACCGCCTCTGGAACGTATGAATAAACGTTCGCAGATACCGACCCGAGCGCGGTGGCCAGCGGTGTCCGGATGGAGGAAAGAATAGTGCTAGGCATTAGCCAACCATCGCATCTGTGTCGAGGTATGGGCCAAGAAGACCAGTTACTTTTGCGAGAAGATTCTTAGATAAGCGATAAGGCGTTACTGCGAAATCGATTCCTTCGATTGATCCGCCGGAGGCTGTGCGAGCTTGGAAGATTTCGACAGAGATAGCCAATACAGCAGATTCGACGTTAGGGTTTG